AGCTAAATGATTATCAACCGTAAAAGTATCAAATTGTATTTTTGGAAAAGACAACATACTTAATGGTGTTAGAAATCCATCGCTATCTGCAATCTTTCTAAATGTACCTTCATATCTATCGTTTGTACTTGCAAACTCATTTAATCTTTGTCTATTCATCAATGTTTCTAAGGTTGCACTATCAGATATAGAACCATCAAAAGTCTTGTAACCAGTAATCGGATTACCACCACTATCTACCAAACAGTTTGAGTATTTTGTATCGTTAAGCATACCGTATCTATTTTCAAAAGCAGGTAGTACACCACTATTATCTTTGAAAGATGAATTTATAATTAATGTTCTTGTGTCAAAGAACTCTAAATCTGATATTCCTTTTAAGAAAAAGTCATCAAAATACATTCTAAAATTAGAATTATTATATATATCTTCTTTACTTAAAAATATTTCTAATGTTACTGACCCAGTAATTGGTGATGGTTGTATTTCAAACTCATTTAAATTCCATTGGTTTTGGACAGTACCAGTTAAACTATTGATTCCATCAGTTGCAGAACTTACCCATTGTTGATTGTCTAAATCGTAATATTTTACACCACCTGAAACTGGTGTAACTTTTATTCTAAACTTATATTGATAAGATAAAGAACCACTATTGTCAGGATCATTAGCATAGTTTGCAAATGAAAACGTCAATGGTTCTACTGTGCTTCCTATGTTTGCAGTTGTAGATGTCAAGATTACGGTATTTGCTGAAGTGCTACCAATGGTAATTGCTGATCTTGAACCTGCATAAGGTGTAATTCCATAAACGACTGGAGACGATCCACTTGTGTCTGCTGTAGTTGATTCTACACCAAACGCTTTTGTGTCATCTGCTATTGTCCAATTCTCTAAATAAAAGCCAAAGCTAAATGTAGGTACTCTCGTTGCACCTAACTCAAAACCACCATTACTGAATTGAGATTTTAATGTGTCTTTGATTCTGATTTGTGTTCTTTGCCTGATAGCAGGTTTTCTTATGATCTTAACAAAATCATTATTTATGGGTTGTACGGTACTTGCACTTGTTGAACTATTAAGCGTTACTACTGGTGATGCTATAGCTTCCGTTCCAACTGATGTACCACTTTTATCATACGTCTTGAACTCTTTAGAATAAGAACCTCCACCATCACTAAAAGAGGTTAGTGCTAAGGAAGCATTGTCAATGATTGTCCAAGAACCTTCGTGCTGAAATATCCTACAATTATACATTCTTAGAATAGATATTAATACTTCTTTTGCATTTAGATAATTACCATTCTCATCTTCTAAACCATCTACGCTTCTTATAAATGCTTGTTCAAATGGGTTTGCGTTTGATGATCCTGAAGATGTTAGCGTACTAAATTGATTTAATCTACATAATACTTTATATGTAAAGTCTAAACTCTTACCGCTTGTCCCACTAGCATTTTGAATATTTATATTCTTCAAACAGTTTTGAATCACATCAAATGCTTCAGGTCTTTCCGTTGTAAGATCAATATTGTACCCATTGATTGTACCAATGAGATCAGAAGCATATATCTCTACCACGAATGGTGGTGATGTAATTGGTAAAGTGTAACTGTCTTGCATTATAAAACCAGTCCAAATGTTTCTAAATATCTCATAGGTTTCACCACCACTATCTGAAAAAATATCAGAACTTAATTTTATTATGGTTGCAGAACTTACTTGTGCAACGGTTGTTGATGATCCAGTAGATGTGTTTATAATTAGATCACCAACTTTTAATGATGCAGTAAAATCTACAGATGTATCTTTTAATCTACTTGCGACTGCATAAGCATCACTAGTTCCATTTAATACTTCACTATTCACTTTAATTTTGAACTCTCTATCATTTGTAGGTGAAAGAAATTCAAACTCACTTCTTTCCCAAAAGAAGTTTGCAGTATTCCAATTAGTATCCTCGTCTTCCCATTGTGATCCACCACTAGAATCTTCAACATAGAATCTTAACTTACAAGTAGAACCTATTATAGGTTGGAAGTAATCATCGTCTTGTTGATAATTTATAACTACTGGATTCTTTGCAAGAGTAATGTTATTACTTACAGAACCACCGTATCCATATTGAAATATTTGTAAGCGAAATTTATTATTGTCGGTATCAAAAAAATTGGTAGCATATTTTTCAACGTATGATGACATATTATTTATCCAGTTACTCTTGTTCTAAAATCTCCTGCTCTTTCAAGTGCTAATATTAAGTCTTGTCCTCTGAGTGTAAACTCACCCCTTGTTCTATTTCCTATTGTACCCATCATCTGTGGTAATCTGTTTAATGGTATGACTGCTTCTGATTGACCTGCTTCACCTACAATACCCATAGTTGGTTTAGTTACAATACCACCGTGTGCAAAATTTTTAACACCTTTATCTCTAGTCATAGCAGATATAACACCTGCACCTGCTATAACAGCAATAGAAGTTTTTAACATTTTGCCAATATTTATAACGCTACCACCAAACAACATAGCTCTCAATGCTGTTGCAACAACTAAGGCTATAGTCATTTGTAAAATCATTTTAGATAAAGAATTTATTATTTCTTTTATAGATTTATCAGCTTGAAATGCCATTCCGACCAATGATGAACCTACAGCTAGTGCAATACTTTCAAAGCCACTTTTCATTTTTTCTGAAAAATCAAAAGTTTCTTCAGAGGTTTCAACAACTTGTCTCTTTACGTTTGATAGTCCCTCTGCAATTTGATCTGCAATGCTTTTAACTTGTGTAAGTAGTTCTACTGTTTCGTGTGCATTAGTATTAAGATTATCAAAACTTTTACTTGTAGATTCTACTGCTTCATCTGTTTCTTTTGTAGGTTCAAGTATATTTTCTAATTGTAACTTAAATGATTCATATGCTAATGTAGCTTCTTGAACTTTTAATTTTTGATTGTCGACTGCTATCGTAGCATTATCAAGTAATGTTCGATAAGTAGATAGTCCATCATTTTCTTTAACTCTATTAGCTATTGCTTTGTTAAAAACTTCTTCAGCTCTATTTCTAGCATCTACTAAATTTGAAAACTCTTTTTGTTCTTGAATTATTGCATCACGACCTTTTAACGTTTCTTGATTTATTTGTTTCTCTAATTCTAAATACTTTTGTTCTAATAATCTTTTTCTTATATCAAAAAGTTTTTTATCATTTCCTGCAAGATTTTCAGTCGATGAGTTCATCTCATCTAATTCTTTTTTAGTAGCTTTGAAATCATTTAATAAAGCCTTTTGAGGATTTATAATTCTAGTAATATTCTCAAACAAACTTTTAAATCCACCTATAACGCTTGTAAGCATAGGCATCAACGCTTCACCAATTTCATTTTTAAGTGTATCAAATGAATCGCCTAAATTTGAAATCTGTCCACCAAGTGTTTTGGATATTCCAACCATTGCACCTGATACACCTTCTAAATCACCAAGTGAAAGTATATAGTTTTGTATTGCATCAGATGTGAAATCTACTTGTGTCTTAACGTTCTTGAATGTGAACGTTACTTGATCCCCTTGTTTTTCAGCTCTTATGCCAAACTCTTTTAATCTTTCGAACTCACCTACCTGAGCATCAATGATAGCTTCTGCTAACATTACAAACTCCTTACCAGTAGATGATGCAAGATCACCAAGTTTTCGCATCTCTTCTGACGTGGGTTTAAATCCTTGATTCGCAAGTCTTACAAAACTGTCAGTTAATTCTGATACACTAAATGGTGTTTGTGATGCAAACTCTGTAATTCTATCTAAAGCTTTTTGTGCTTCAGATGTGCTTCCTAAAGTATTAGTTAAAACTGATTCAAACCTTTGGAATGTAGACGTTGTTTCTACTACAGCACCACCAAACTCCATTATTTTATCTACTGCGAAAACCCCTGCGATAACTCCACCAACCTTTGATAGATTAGAACTAAAACCACTTACGCTTTTTTCACTTTGCTTGACAGCTTGTTTAAACTTACTAGCATCACCATCAAATTCAAAAAGTAATCTTTCTCTTGCCATAAATCAGAATTTAGTAACAAATATAAATATTTTACATCTTAGATATTTTACCTTCAGTCATCGTCTTATTCCAGTCCTTTAGAACGTTATCTAATTCTTCTTTGGACAACGGTTTGGAGACTTTCTTTTTTACTGCATTATCTTGTGGTAGTTTAAATAGTTTATTAGGTTGTATTCTTTGTGATGCTTTTGTTGCGTTTACGTTGATAAGCATAGCTGATATATAACGCAGTCTTTCCCATTCTAGATTCTGATGTATCTGAAACGCTTCAGACATTCTTGTATTTTCTGCAAACGTATTCTTCCAAAACGTATCAGGA